CTAAGCTCCCCCAATATCTCATCCATATGCCACGGAAATGGGGGTTTTACAAAAATCAAAGATAAAGGAGTTTTGTAAAAATCAAACATAACGGAAAACACTTAGGCAGGCATCTTACAACACTTATACTCATAAGCCACTTTGTCGCCATATGTTGCACGACGATCCACAGGGTTGCGAATCATTTTGAATGATGTCATCGCTTCACCCTCATCACACTTCACATCATGTCTATCCAAGTAATATGTGCTACCACCACCATCGTTACTGAATTCTGTCTGTACATCGCGACACACACCATTGTGAGATAGTGTAGAACACTTGTACGCATATCTCACCTTATTATTATTTGCAGTCTTCAACTGAAACTCGGAAATTGGTTTATCGTCACAATCCACATTCTGTCGATCTAAAAACACAAAGTTGCCATCTCCGTTATTAGTTGGGGTAGTTTGCTTCATATCAGTCGCACCACTATTCACACCCTCTAAACATGAAACATTGTAAATAAGTCTATCCAAACTTCCACTGTCACTCATTTTTCTCTCCAATTCAAAACCATTCAGTGCATCATTACCACACTCTACATGATGACGAACTAAGTAGGTCATGTTACCCCCTCCATCCTCATCAGGGTTTGTGCTATACTCTCGTATAGTGTAATTGCGTCCAGTTGCAATCGGGATCTCATTTAGAGCTGGAGGTGGAGGTGGAGGTGGAGATGGAGGTGAAATTACAATTTTTTTCTTTGGGACGCATATGTTATCCACTATTTCATATCCCGTTTCACATGAATAGAGAGCACATTTTTCTTCAGAATCAATCATAAATTTTCCATACTGGTCATCACCTTCACATTCATCACCTTCTTTTGGTTTATTTTGTATAAACCACCCAGCGGCACCGGTTATAGATGAAATGACAGAGCAAACAAATAGTAATATAACCATTCCCATCGGATTATCTCCTCTTGCCATTGTGTCTTATAGTATAATATTATATTTTTTTTCTACATTCACTTCTTCTAAAATTGAAGTTACCTGGGCATCCTGCAACACGTGTATTTATAATTCATTCTATTACCCGAATCATTAGGACCAAGTTTAAAAGATGTCATCACCTCACCTTCACCACATTGCACATCCTGTCTATCTAAATATACCATATTACCACCATTACCAGTCTCATCAAAACGTGTAATTAAATCACGACACTCACCATCATGGGGTAAGTTAGAACACTTGAATGCATAGTCCATATTCACATTATCAACATTTCTCAATTTAAAATCCACAATTGGTGTGAGTCCACAATCCACCTTGTGTCGATCCAGGTATATAACATTACCACCACCAATCTCATCTTTATTCGTAGTTCTCCAACTAGATTTTTCACTATCGACACCCTCCATGCATGTAACATTGTAATTCACTGTAGTATCAGTCGGTCGTGCTAATTTAAAACCGGTCAATGCATCATTACCACAATTCACATGTTGGCGATCTAGGAATATCACATTACCCTGACCATCATCAGTAGCGTTTGTGTTATACGTCCTTAACGAAAAATTACGGAGAGTGGTACCGCTATTCCACAAAGATGTATCCGTAGAATCATAAACAACTAAATTACGATCATCTTGCATGACAAGTCTATACGGAGGAGTACCCTGTCCAGCTGTGCCACTAGACCATAAAGCAACATTACCAGAGTCTCTAACAACCAAATTACCGTTAGCCTGCATTTTAAGTGTATAAGGTCCGGTACCCTGTCCAGATGTATTAGTCGCCCAGATTGCCTTATCAGTCATATCATAAACAATCAAGTTACCATCACTTTGCATTTTCACATTGTATCCACCGTTTTGTGAGGATAACACCAATGGACATACTCCTTGTCTACAAATGCCATCAGCTGCATCCCTTATCTCAGCCGCTGTACCCTGGGCAGATGATATAGCATCATCCGCTAGTTCCCCTAAAGTAGCTACATCAAACGCGCTTTGTAACGCTAACGCATCCGCAGCATCTTGACCATCTGATATAATTCTAGCAGACTCTTTTGCAGCTTCAAGTGTAATTCGCGCTGCTTCCGCACGATCCTGTGCTGCCTGAAGATCTTGTGTGTCGGTTAATTCGTTCATCTCCGCCTCTTGTAATCGTGCCGCCGCCTCCTCAAATGCCCTTGAAGCTATAATCAATATACTTTCAGCGTTAGTTTTTTCAGCGTCACTATTATATTTTGATGCACCAGCGCCTGCCTTTGCAAGTGCTAATTGCTCTGCTGCAAATTCATAGTCAGATTTAACAGTTTGTGTGTTTGCTTTAGACATTGCCGCCTTCAGTTCTGCCGCCTCAACTACTACCTCAGCTGCCACAGATGCTTCCCTCGCTTTCTTAGCTTCAATAGCTGCTGATTCACTAGATTTGAGATAGTATGCGCTGAGGCCACCCACAGCAACTATAATCGTACAAATCACGATGACAATGATCGTACTGGTGCGTACCATACCTATATAGTACTGAGATTTTTTTAGTATGAATAATTTTATGAATGTATACCAGACATGATATTGATACCACTTTCTGTATTCATCATATTATGTATCGTGATCATGATAAAACGACCCACGAAATATTCATGGGAGGACTTTTCTAATAAATTTGGAAATTACGTTGGAGAGTTTGGTGTATATGATTTAACGAAAAAAACCGAAGAATGTACGTATATCGATAAGAAGATTACCGATAGATACGATACCATATTCAAAGTTCGAAAAACAGATGATGTAACGTATATGGCTAAAATAGCATCAAGCAATGCCGTAGGACCCGAATTGGATATTTTGAATTACGTGAAACCCATTGCTGATAAATATGAACACAATAATCTAATCATACGCATTCAAACAAATCCATGGAGATATGCTCCTCATTTTGATGCCATGAATCAAGTGGCTTATATGTTAAGTGGAACAAAACGTTGGTTATTGTGGAATGTTGACTTTGATAATACAGAAGATGCGACAACTTTCAGAGATGACGTAAATAGTTTAAATTTTAACCAGTTACAAACATACCTGGAAAATAAAAAAATTCCATTTGAATGTAAAACAATGAAACCACACGACTCATTACATATAAAACATGGAATATGGCACTATGTAGAAAATGTAAATACAACAAAGGGGTGTATAATGTTGAATTTACACTCTAAAATTTGGAGTAAAGAAATTGACGAAAAGTTTAACGAACTGTGGCCTACACAACATACGCGTTGTCAAAATAATGAATATTACTGACCACCAGGCCGATTGGAGTTGCCGCCGCCACCGCTCGCCGCGCCATGCTTGTACCGGGGATCATAAAATGCACGGTCCGTACCATCGTACGCCGTGGCCTCATCGAAATTCTTCATTTGGGATGTGATATTATCGTTACCCTCAAAGATCTCGAGTTTGTAATTCGCCGGGCATGGTCGCTGACCATCAAGGGCCACACGAACCTTGGGGTTAGCCCACTTACCTTCCTGCTGAGTGTTAAAATTTACCGGTCCGAAACCGACACTATGAGCGCTATTACCACCATTCCCCGCGCACCTAAACTTATAACTTGTGTTCCAATCGGCCGAACGACGATTGGTTTTCCAAATCAAACCACCACGCTCAGCAGCACCACCGTTTTGCCAACTTATCTGACCACCCATCAATGTAGGAACTGGGTGCGCCGCATTGATGGTGAATTTCTCCCAATCACCAACTCCATCACGGTTGCAAATAATCCCAGAGGGACCCTCATCTGCACAATATTTACCCTTGTATTTCAGTGCATATTTACCACCCCCTACTGCCTCAATGTCAAATTTTGTGTTATCGGTCACTGTATTAAAGTTACAAAGTATAGTACCACCACCGGGTGCTTGGCAATACTGAGCATCTCTACCACTTTTAAGAGCGTATTTGTCCCCATGCTTTTCAATACCATATGTTTCATAAGCACCTGGGTTACCGCTAGTGCATGACACTGTCGATCCTCCATCTATACAGTATTGATTGTCCTTACCACCCTTGAGTGTTACGGCTCCAGTAGTTGGCATAACGAAAGCCGCAGGAGCCGCAGGAGCCGCAGGAGCAGCAGGAGCCGCAGGAGCAGCAGGAGCCGCAGCCTGTACATTTGAACCAGCGTTCCATGTGGCCGAACCCTGGGAATCATAAATCACGAGGTTACGATCATTTTGTAACCTGAGTTTATAGGGTCCCACACCCCTTTTTTCAGATCCAGCCGCCCATAACACACCCTCGTCGGCATACACAACCAGGTTACCATCACCTTGCATAGCCAACCTGGCATTCGTGCCAAATACATTAGTCGCCCATATGACACTGCTACCCTCATAAATGACCAAATTTCCGTCACCTTGCATCTCAAGTCTGTATAGACCATTTGAAGACCTTAATGTAACTGGACATATTCCCTCTTCACAAGTACCAATAGATGCCGCAGCGTTTGCCGCTGTTACTATTGCCTGGGCCGCCTTCTCTTCCGCCGCCTCTAATAGTTCTTCGACTTCTTCAAATCTTATTCTGGCCGCTTCCGCAGCAAGCTTTGCTGCGTCCAATTTAGCCTGTGCGGCATCAACGAGGACCTTGTTATCCGCGGCACCCCTCGTTGTTACATCCGTAGCATACGCCAGTGCGGCATCTGTTATTCTAGTGTTCTCTAAGGTCGCCGTCGCCAAAGCATTCTCCGCTAAGATCAGAGCCTTCTTGGCTATGCCGAGTGCTTCGACCTCTAACCGAGTAGCCTCTTTTACTGCATTGGCAAGTGCACTATCCGCATCCATCTCAGCCGTATTACGATCCACCGCGGCGGTTTCTGCGTTAGTTTCAGCTATGATCAGGGTGTTTGCTGCTGTACCGACATCCTGTTCGGCTGTGTAGAGCCTCGCCTGGGCTGCGCTTCTCTGACCATCATTCGCAAATTCACCCGATTCGAATGCCAATCGGGCAATCGCAAGTTCTTCTTGTGCAATTTGTAAAGCAGTCTGAGCAACATCTACTTCTTGGTTCGCCTCTCTTTCTGATTCAAGAGTGCTCAATGCATCCTGGTATTTTTTCTTAAATTCATCTTCACTTTGTTCCGCTAATACACTGTCCTCATCTTCGTCCTTAGTGTAAAAGTAAGCACCGACTCCTGTAGAAAAACTTAAACATATTATCAACATTATAACCATAATCATGCTAGAGTTACTTGAACCACCACGTGCCATGTTTATATATTAATATTATTTTATTTTCATATAAAATTATTCTGAACATCCCGAAAATATATCTTTTTGGGGATCGGTACAACCCATTGTATGTACCTCATCTTCATCATCCTCGTTAAAATCATCAAAAGCTCCATCGGTATAATAAAAACATTTGTTACGATTGCTTACACTCGTGGCTTTCTCGCTACGATGCCCCCAAACGGGATATCCGAGAGATATAGCTTGTTGTCGACAGAATTCCTGTGTTCCATAACCATATGGGACTGGTCTGGGATCCTCTACACGCTTATCACCTGTAACATACCCTTGAGCTGCAGTAACATCTTCTGGTAATTCGGATCTATACTTTTTTATCAGGTAGGATTCAACTCTAGAAATTTCATTGAGTGTAAGCAATCGGTTGTAGAATATAACCTCCTTTATCGCCCAATCACTTGATTCAGATAGATCATACTGACCCATATTGACCGTAATTTGTGATGTCGTGTTATACACACTCTTATTTACTACACGATCTTCACCAAATGTCCTGAATTTATTGGGTGCATCAGTAGCAATAATCCACGGATGAGAGCCATGGATTGATTCCCTGTTAGTGAGCCAGTCCTTGTGGTGTGCTATACCAGTTTTACCATTATGAAACCCGGAAAGCCAGTTATTGTTTGTACCATCGAATATTCTTTTCTTGTCGGAACCATTGTAACGCGCAACATAGAACATCGTATATACGTCATCTTTACCAAATATCTCTATAGGAAATTTGAGACCGACCGTTTTAGACCCATACACATAATCCTGATCTATATTTAAATCACCCTTTACATCGATGATGTGATTTTGCATGGGGGATTGATCGGCCCATGAGTTTGTACTATCATTGAATCCTTCTGTGGTATATCTCCCAGATAAACCCGAAATGTCAGCTGGAAAAACCCCATCGCTTGAAGTAGGTGCGCCTGCAGTCACAGGTGCGACTGCACTTGCGCTTGCACTTCCACTCTCAGGTGCAATAACGGGTGCGATGACGGGTTCTGGTACAAGTGGAGGTGGTGATTCTTCGGGGTTTATATATTGATCAAGGTATCCCATGTAATAAGCGACAATGAGACCAATAATAATCAAGAACAAAATGACTAAAGGAACGAGCATCGTCTATATTAAATTACATACATATTTTTTTCATACCATACAATAAATGATTCGACCTATTACAACAGTTCTCATCGAAGCTCTCGTCATTGGTGTTATGAATATGATTCTCATAATGGGACTCAATAAATTGAACATTCCTATGATTCCCCTGATTGCTGGTGCCCTCATACATATCATATTCGAATACACCGGTGGGAATAAATGGTGGTGCACACAAACTTATACAATTTGAATATCATCAATCTGATCTTCAAGCTCCGCAATCTCCAATACCAGGTCAGTTCGCACCCCCTGGGTAAGTATATTCTGTCTATCAATGTATGACTTATAAAATGCTCGTTCGTTTGGGATTCTCACCCCCTTCGCACGAATATCATCCATAGTATAAGACCTGAGCCTTATGTCAAGCTGCTGCACTCTCTCCTTAATAGCATCTCTCTTCACAGCCTCTGTGATGTTCTTACGGATTTTTAAGAGTTTTAGTTGCTTTCGTTTCAACTTGATCTGTTCCTCCATGTAAACGATCGCTGCCTGGTCCTCGACCCATCCATCGTATTCATCTTCAATTGTCATCACAGGCATAAAAGGTGCTACTACCCTAGGTGTTCGCATATCCTGTCTAGGTGGGTCTATATCACGAAGACCCTGGTGAATGTTCTTAAGGTTATTACACATCTTCAAGTAATTCCCCTCTGGAATTGACTTGGAGATGAGGTCGAGTTGCTCCATAAGTTGGGAAAGGTCTTCCATTTTTTACTTATTTTTCAAGTCTTTTGCTATTGACTTGGGTTTTCGAATTTTTGAAATCATAGAATCCATTTATATCCCAATATTTTTACCATGTGTCCAATCTATAATCAGACTCTTCTAGCCACTCAAGTCTTTTCCCAATAGCTTCACAATACTTTTTCCTAAAGTTGTTCTCAGTCTCAACGTATGTCTTACACATTTGATTCCAATCTGCTTCCGTGAATCCCACATCAACTTCTTCAGTATCCAAACCATGAATAAAACAATAATGTCTTTTGACATCACTTCTCACATTCTTCGTGATACGTTTGATAGGTTGACCATCTAGAAGTTCTTTCTCCAAGTAATTAATCTGACCTTGTATGAAATCACTATCTATACCCAAAGCTTTATCGAAATAATAGTCACGGAAATATTGGAAAACTTCTGGTGTTGGACCGATTTCAGGTATTGAAAATGTTTCATAGTCAAAAAGATAAACAGGATCAGCCCTCTTATTGTACGCTTCCTTCAGGTGGTTACATATTTCTAAATAGTCACCCTCAGGAAGTTTATTTGAGTTTTTATCAATCAATTGCATAACTTGAAGAAGCTCATTCATACTTACTTATTAATGAAATTAAATTGTCTAAGTAACTTAACCGATGTATGACAAGTCGGAATGTCAAATAGGTGTAGTGCATATAGGGTATGGTGCATTTCATCGAGCACATCAGGCCATGTATATCGATGATTACATGGAAAAAACTGAAGATCTTAGATGGGGGATCGTCGCTGTGAATCTCATAAATGAGGGGTTCAGGGAAATTGATAATTATATACTGAAAACACCATCCAAATATAGGATGGTTCGATCACATCTCGACTACGTTGACTGGACAAAGAATAGAACCATCGCTAAACACTTACTCACTTTACCAAGTGTTCATCTGATAACCATAACTGTCACAGAGAGTGGATATACCCCATGTTCACCCCTCTTCGAGTATCTAGCATGCGGTCTCAGAAACAGAAAGACCCCCATCACTATCTTATCATGTGACAATATTCGTCAAAATGGTAAAGTTCTTGAAGCAAATTTCTTAGCCTATTTGTACCAAACAAATCAATATGAGCTTGCAGGTTGGATTAGGGAAAATGTCAAATTCCCATCGTGTATGGTTGACCGCATCACCCCTAGGACAACTGATGCACTTCGTCGTGAAGTTGAACAACTCTACCCAGGTTTAGGTCATACAGCTGTACAAACAGAGGAATACACACAATGGGTGATAGAAGATGACTTCGCATCCGACTTCCCAGACCTTTCTCAAGTTGGTGTTGTCATCACCAAAGATATTGAACCTTATGAAGAGACTAAGATTAGGATTCTTAATGGTGGACATACTTCTCTCGCCTACTTGGGAGCCCTCTCTGGTTATAAAACTTTCGATCAAGTTATGAATGATGAAAAGCATCTCAAACATTTCAAACAACTACAAAACGATGAAATTATACCATCAATTGATATCGAACTTCCCTTTGACATTCATGAGTACGCAGACCGGGTTGAAGAGCGATTCTCAAATGCATCAAACTTAGATGTCCTTGATAGAATTTGTATGGATGGATTCACCAAATTTCATACATTTATAGTTCCCTCTTTACGAAAATGTCTGGAACATGGTATACGACCTGTGCATATGTATAAGAGTATAGTGGCGTGGTATATATATTCCAGAAAGTTTGCGAAGGGGTGTAAAAAAATTAAATATACAGAACCCAATTGGTTGTTACTCGAACCCCTATTGGGGGATGGAGCTGTTGATAATTTTGTTTCAAATGAAAGATTATGGGGAGATATTCCAAGAAAGTATGTCACATTCACAAGAGAACTAAAAACTATACTCATGTCTCAGACGTATGAAAGAGAGATTGACCTACTTGGTGAGGATTAACAAAAGTGAGCACGTAACTGACCTGCGTGTCGGATTGCAGCACTTCTTGTCATTTCAGGGTCATTTTGAACTTCTTCTTCAGTCAAAACCCTTACTTCATCATCATAATCCTCCTCATCCTCCTCATCATCTTCACATGCTTGACAAGGTGCGTCAAACATGTGACAGATGTGTTCACCATTTTCAACCATTTTACGCACATCGGGGTCGTGCATGATATTGTCATCATCCCAAGCCAGAGTACGGTCTACACGTTTTTTTATCTTTTCAGTTTCAAGTTCTTTGACGCGTTTCTGAAGTCTCATGATTTCATCGTTGAGTTCCCTATTAGTCCACTCGTCAAAAGCATTAGACGTGGAGATTGTTTCCGCATTCGCGTACCATTCAGGGGGTGGATCACTTCGAACCAGGGGTGGTGACGGCATTTCAACGAAAATACCGGGAGGGAGTGGGTGGCTTCGGGAACATCCCATGTTTATGATGAAAATTACATATATTGTTACAAACTTAGGTGCTATTTTTCTAAAGAATTGTCCGACCGGTCGTGAAGACATATGTATCAAGGTTCCAGTAATCACGCCATTCGCGGTCGCATAAGAAACCACCAATTAGATATTCTCTCTGTATACACGCCTTCTCTAAGGTATTCATCTTTTCCTCAGATTCCTTGACCTTCTTCGCTGCATTTTCCACTTCTGAGTTCCATTTCCTGTGAGACTCTTCCTTGTACTCCTCGTAAATCTGCTTTTCAAACGCGGGAAGTTTTTGGAGTGTTTTGAGGGAGAGATCGTCCTGGCAGATGAACCCACGTGACGCGGAGGCCTTCTCAGCCTCGGTTCCAATTTCAAACACGATCATCTTCATACCGTATTCCACCAGATTCTTCCAGGTCCAGAAGGCAAATTGATCGGTGCAACCACGAACAAGTTCCCTACTATCACGGGTGGGAGTCCAGAACTTATTGGTCTTATCACACCAGGTCATGATAGCCTGACCCTTTCGCCACGTAGTCATACGCTTGATGGGGGTACAATCGCGTCTCGTCTCCTTGTCCCACTTCTCGAGAACCTTGTACTCCGCGTGCATCTGCTTCACCAATCCAAAAATTTCATCTCTGAGCTTCTGGTATGCTCGCTCTCGAAGCCGTCGATTTTCAACGGTGGGAACCTCGAAGTCACTGTCACTGTCACTGTCATCATCACTTTCAAATTCTGAATCATCGTCACTGTAATAGAAAGTGTCTTCGTGGATCGGTTTGTTGCCGTTCATGTGGTCATGAACGCGTTTCATTTGATCTGCCATCTTCAGATAGATACCATCAGGGATCTGACTGGCGATTTCGTCGATGCATGCCATGAGGTTTTGGAGGTCTTCCATGTTTTTTCTTGAAAATTACAAAGTTTAGCTTCTACTTAGGTACAATCCATTTACGAACACCCCTGGACCAGTTGACAATTTTCTTAAGGGTCCATGATTGGTCAATATCTGTGCGTGTACGCATCTTCATCAATTTATACTGGACCGTTCCCTTCATAGGAGGAACTTGGATATAACCCCGTCTCATCGGTAGGCGTTTACCATCGGAACCCATAGTCTCAAGGATATATGGGAAGTATTTCTCAAAATACTCCCATTGAACTGTACCACGGCTCGATTTAGGAACATATTTATAAATCACACCCCAAATGAACTTCTTCACGTACTCGAGACGTTCGCGGGGATCTTGTGGGCCAGGTTTTACCATTCCGAGATTCACCATCAACGCGAGGAACGACTCCATATAACAGAAATGATGCTGAGAAAGTTCGTCATACTGAGAAACAACGAAAGCTTCCTCCATACGTTTCTTAGGAACACCTCCACGACCACCCGCGTAGTTTTTATTCTTGAAAGCATTGAATGATTGTGACACAAATCCACCCGTGGGTTGAGGATTCAGGTCGGTATTTGACGCGTTCCTCACACGGGGGTAACATCCATGAATTGTCCCACTTGATACCTTATACCCCTTACCTAATAAGGACTTTAATGGATCCTCGAAGTCAGAATTTTCATTTTTCATCGAATCGTAAATTAACGCAGTCTTCGCGACGTGATTGACTCGAGTCATACCATAATGTCCCGAACCATCTGGGAATGAATGTTCCATAAGAATATAGTCCATACCATTACGTCCCTTCGCAGCTAGAGGTCTTTTTTCCATGGAACTGGTTTTACGGAACAGAAAGCGGAAGTCCTTCCCCGATTCCTTTTGAATATCTTTAGCAATTCGCTCGAATACACCCTTTTTGTGAAGGTAATATTTAGCAACTTCGGATGCATCCTCTATAGCCAAGAGATTACTGGCTTTCTTGTTTGTAAGAATTCGAGATTCGATATAATCATTCTTGTCAATCTCAGGGGTTTCATCTTTGATTTTGAGAAGTTTATTTCTCACTTGAATATTTTTTATCAACTTGATGGGAACGAGAGACATCTTATATAATATGGTAGTATAATTTCTAAGCTTCATTTAGGTGTGGAACACGTACGAAATATCCTTCGGCGTATATGGCTACACCCGACCCCTGTCATAATATCTAAAGTCTCTTTGTGCATTCGTACCGTGATGTACAAACCACATGAGTTCTTCGTATCCATACGCATGTGTGAGTTCTCTCCAATAGAGGTTGGAGGCTTCTCGGACCTGTGTATAAATTCCCAATTTTACCTTGTTTTCGGGATCCTTCTCGTGTTCTTCAAAGGCATCACGGAGAGCTTCTGTACTTCTGATCCATGTGTGGCATTTATTGAGGGCATCCGATGTCATGATGAAATCTTCGCCAACTACATCGGGTTTGACAAGTAACTGATTCCTGGTTTTATACATTTCTTTCATTATTCGACACATGTGAATATAATCACCCTCAGGTATTCGATGAGAGTGTTTATCGATGAGACTCATGAGTTCTTCCATTCTTTCTTAACATTACAAGTATTTCTATTCACTTAGGCTTACTTCAACATCTTGATGCATTCCCTGTCTTGGTGGGGGGTAGTATGCACCTGGTTCAACTGGGTCAGACCACTCTTCATGTAACTCATGTAAAAATTGATTCAACCCTGGGTACATAACCTCTTCATCATCTCCGGTCAATCGATCTGATTGGGTAGCTGTATCGTGGTTATCATCCATCCACATATATGGTAACTGTTGTGGAGCCCAGTCTAGTTGTCGTGTCCGAGTTGGTTCGTATATGAGAGGTCCATCTCTCTCTGGGTCATGGTCAGACACCAACATGGGTGTGGATTGGTCAAGAAATGAAGGTGGTTTCACATGTTCTCGTAGCGCATGTATAGTATCACACAGCTGTAGATAATCCCCCTCTGGGATATTTCCTGAGTTCTTGTCAATGAGTGCCATTATTTTATGAAAGAGATCCATATTTCATTACAATTACATATGTTCGAGGCTACTTAGGTTCTTAGAACTCTTTTTGAAGAATAACCGCTCTACACTTTCATATTCTTCAAAGAGGTATGTGATATCATCATTCCTATACATCGCAACACGGATATTTGCACTCAAATTTGTTATTTTGGTGCGCACTATATCATCATAGTCATGCATCGTTATGAAGGACAGTAGTCTTTTGCACTTTATAAAGAGGATATTAAGATTTTCACGTCTCTGACCAATTACAGGACTCAATATCTCAATGTACCTCTTCTCACCACATTCATTCACAGCTTCAATTATTGAAACAGGTTTCGGGGTAAAGAAATCGGCAATCGAGTGTATAATATTTTGCATTTTTTTGGGGCTGGGGGTGCTTCAATGGGTACAGTACAATGGACAACTTCTTCCCAAATAATACGCTGAACGTCGTTGCAAAGTGGAGCAGTAGCCTGACAGAATGCAATTCGGAGTTCGTCCGTCACCAATGGGAAAAGGTATTCTTTCATGCTTATTGACTTTCACCTTTTCCTGTGCGACTTAGGTTTCGTTCAAGTCGTAATTGCTCGAGTTGAACATCTAAAAGTATGCGGGTTGGGGCATTCCACAAGGCCATCTTGAACCATTTATAGGTTGATTCTAAATAATAAGGGCCCATTGAGAGCATAGTATTGTAGAGAGCTGTGAAAAGCATCTTTAGAGTACTATGGTTTCTTCTTTTTATATGACTTCAACAACCTGATAAGGTCTATAATACCCCCTATAGCAATGGCGCTTGTTAATAAGATAGTATTCCGTGCAATCATAATATTTACAATAAGCAACCTTGCTTTATGCTCTTAGAACCATCGAGACAAGTCGTTACCCAACCAGTAGCATCCTTATCATATGCGTACGAATCACTTTGGGGATAGGCGCGGCATGGGGTATCAGCATCCTTGTTGAACGCCACAGATAACAGACTAGATCTGTATTCATCATCCAAATCAACTTCACTCAATCTCGACATACATCCCTGAACGTTTTCAATCTGGTCACCATCTTCACCAGGTCCATATTCCCTGAAGTTATCACCATCGCTACCAAAGTTACCTGGTAAAACATATCCAGAAACACCAGCATCGACAACATTCACCAAACCAGTGCCAATTAACGAAGTAACACTCTCATCACTCTTCATCTTATCACCATCATAACCAAAAAAGTATTCTTTATCATCACTGTTAGTGTAAGACATCACATAGTTTTCACCAACCTTGGTGAACTTGATTTTGTAATGGTAGGTAGTAGGTTTAGAACTTCTGTATCCAAAACCATTGTTGGAGTATTTGATATATTTCCCCAAACCCTTTGACATAATAAAATACGTGTTCGCCCGACCTTCAACAGCTTCGAGAGTGACCGCCATATCTTCTGTTCGCGCACCTGAATTATCCAATTTGAAATTATGTTCATTAGCATTTTCAATGGGAACAATTACAACAGAGGGATTCTTGCTAGTCACAAGAAATTTGTCACCAACAAAGGGGTGAGACCCCATCGGTTCTGGAGCTTCCTCAGCCATCATTTCTTCTTCAGGTTCCACTGAAGGTGTTGATGGAATTGGGGGTGGTACTGGAGTTACAACTGGAGCTACGACTGGAACTACAGTGGGGGATGGGAGTGTGAGACCATTGTTCATGTACCAATAAGCGCCTGCAGCCACTGCAATCACAATAATGATAATGAAGATCACCTTCTTATTCATAATTATATTATACCAACTTTTTTTTTCGCTGAATATAATAGAATGTCTCCTGAAGATATACCGAAAAAGGTTCAGTATGTCTTACTGGATTCCACCTTTGTGAATGGGACAAATAATACATTTTCGTTGGATCTCACTCTCGAATCGAATACACATGTTGAAGATATCGGTCGAGTGATGGGTATCAAAATGGTCGATTTTTATATAACACAAGTAGGTGATAATAGTTCAAATTTGAGTACGGATATTGCAAAGTTTGTAGATATCGTCTGCCCTGATATTCCCAAAGTGGCTCAAATGTTGGACGAGCGTCACGGACAATTATTGGCTCGTGTTCCCCTAGAAAGACACTTTAGTGGAAGTAACGATATTATTCTTCGTGACAAACAATGGAAAAGTTTCAACCGACAAACAAATTATTTCAATCCTATTTCGATAAAAAAATTACATTTTGAAATTTTTGAACAACAAGATGATGGTGATTATGTAAAACTTCAACCAGATGCAAAGTGGTACATGGTGCTTGAAATTACTACTGTGAATGTCAAAGAAAAACCTAAAGATCGAGAACTCCAAATTCTTCAGGCACTCGAGAAACTTCTCAAAAAAATTGACACTCTAAACTATAATGTTCAGAAGTTACCTGATAAACCTCCAGAGGAAAAACCAAAAAAATATTCATTTGGTCTCCTAATTGCTTTTCTTACTTCTTTATTAGGTGGTTTCATTTGGTGGGTCAATAAAAGTTCTTGAAATTTATAAAACTGTGGATTAGTCGGACAACTTAACACTTGGTTCGGGATCAAATGCACACATAAGATTATAAGAAATTGTAATTCTCCCAGGTTTAATACACGGAACCACTGTGTGATATAATGAACTTGGGAAAATTATAACACTACCTTCACCAATATTTTTTATACCACCCGTATTAAATGTAATATCACGGTGACATACAGCGGATGTTGTAGACCCAGTCGGAATAAAAAATCGTGTGCTATTTCTTTCATTTTTGTCATTTAGAATATATATCAAAGAAAATGCTAAATTAAATCTCTTACCTCCGATATATTGTGATAAATCATCATGTGAATGTAAATGAAAAGTACCACCCTCACTATATTTTGTGTACCACGAATCACCAATAGTAACTTCATTGACTGTTATTTTATTTGTATTTTCTCTTGAGTTATATTCAACAAGCATTTTACGGAAAGGTTCAAATACTAAACTCTCTACCAATTTAGGGTTGTTTAGAAAAAGTGTAGGTCCAGGTTCTGTATCATAGCTCGTATATGCATTATCTAAACCAGCGTGATTATTCGCATGTGCGGTTTCAAGTTTATTGATCCTATCTACAATTTTATTTTTCATTTCATCATGTTTTTCGTATTTAGTCCAATAAACAAACTCGGACGGAAAATGATAAATACCCATGATGAAATAAACATTTTATTCTTTAATTTGAATTACTCGGTAATCAACTTTATTATAAATAAATAATGGGGTATATAACCAATATGTATTTATAATGTATATTAATACTTTATCATTTTCAATCATCTACACGGAAGCAACAACCTTCTTCTTGGTAGCAGCCTTCTTGGGAGCGGGAGCAGGAGCAGGAGCAGGGGTAGCAGCCTTTGTGGGAGCGGGAGCGGGAGCAGGAGCAGGAGCAGGGGTGGGAGCGGTAGCCTTGGTGGGGGTGGGACCGGGAGGACCAGCGGGACCGAGAGGACCAGCGGGACCGGGAGGACCAGCGGGACCCACACCACCAGAACCTCCTGCCCCACAGTTGTCAATCAATCTGAGGAGAAGGCTATAGAGACGGGTCTTGTCTAGACGGGTGCGCTTGAGCTCAGCTTCAATATCGATGCGGAGGGAATCCATAGTGTATTATATATAAAGGAAAGATTATCTTTAAATCAAATGATTATCATCGGTCCAAATCTAAATTCAGGTATAGGAAACCAAGCATTCAAATATACCAAATTGTTTTTACCTGATTCTGAATACCATGTATTTGGGAGCAAAATTCCTGAACATGAACATGGCCTGATTTATATGCTCCCAATCGGTGGCCACCTGGAATATCTCAAGTATGTACGAACACGTGTCAAGAACCTCGCATGTATGACCATATGTGAGACTGAGACTGTACATGAAGATTACGGTCTGATCATGAAAGAGTTTAAGAAAGTGGCTGTACCCAGTGAATTCTGCAAAATGGTTTTCTCTCGGCAATTTCCTGATAACGAGTTCTATGTCATTCATGCCCATATACCAACACCGAAAGAGAAACCATATACATTCTATCATATTGGGAACATTATGGATCCTCGAAAGAAATTTCAGAGTGTTCTCCAAGCTTTTATCCGTCTCAATGAACCAAATACACGTCTCATCGTAAAGGCAACGTGTAATCAACCAGTAGATATTCGGTTACCTAGAGTTGAAGTCATTAATGATTTCATTTCTGATGAAGAGATGAATGAACTTCATAATCGTTCTGACTGCTATGTGAGTTTTTCACATTCAGAGGGTATAGGTATGGGAGCGGTTGAGGCGGCACTTAGGGATAAACCTGTGATCGTGACAAACTATGGTGGTGCCCCTGAATATGTGAAGACACCCTATATGATTGATTGTGAACTTCAAGAGTTGGAGAAGGATGATTTTCTCTTCAAAAAGGGGATGCTTTGGGGTAATCCAAACTTTGACCAACTCTTGGAATTCATGAGGCATGCATATGATAACCGTGTCCGATACATGGATCACGAACACACAAAAAAACTAGTGGGGAGGGAAAATGTTCTAAAAGAATTCATCTTGAATGTAATTGGTAGCGAGAATGATAAGGCCAACGAGGATAGTACCACTCATCATTGAATCTTTCTCTGCGATAATTTTCATCACGAGATCGTCAATGACTTGGATACCAGTAGGCTTCTTAACTATACGAGGTACGAGGGTGCTGATAGTGATGTAAAGTGCCATCGCTATTATTACAGGTCTAAGACTCTCCTGGTCTAACATCACGTTTCTATTAATCGGTGATTTTAATTTTGCTCACATCAACCTTCACCCCAAGTTGGGTATGCTTCACACTATGTTTTTTACAGAAGTCTCCACAGACCGCTTTGAATGAACATGGTTTTCCAGACATTGTCGTCGCACAACATATCTTTTTAGAATTTCGTTGTTCATTCACAACATCAGGGGGTTTATCGATGACTATCATCTTTCGTGAATCCTTTTTCTTTTCATGTTCCTGATACTTCTTCTTCATAATCCATGTTGCATTCGCAAGCTGGATACACTTCTCATCTGGCTCGCTGAATCGGTACATTTTGACCGCATCAGCGAGGCAACGCTCCCACATGGTATCACGGATGACTTCCATTTTAGTTTAAATATTTCCTTTGGATACCTTCACTTAGGTATAATTTTATGCAATTTCAGAGAGATACATATCAACTTGACCCTCGAAGTCTGGAAACTTATCAACAGTCTTCTTCGTGACCATCTCTTGAACATTTGTGATATGTTCCCTGAACTTCTTCACATCTATACCTGTAGCGTTATGAATCTGTGTATCCGTTGCAATGTTTCCGAGGGCGTAGAGGTGTCCGACTGCGTAGTTCGCGTTCCGGACGGACATCACGGGTGATGAATCCTGTTGGGCTGTGATGGCATACTGAGCCGCCTGCTTGACCATCTTTTCGATAGAGTTCTTAGTACCCCTCGACCTGTTCTGCATCATAAAAAACAGTACGAAGATCGCAGCTATCAAGTAGAGGTACATCTCTTATCCTATGCAAAGAAAAGATTACCGTAAAAGTATCCATGTCCAACCCAGAACTCGTCTTGTTTGAATGAAACCTAAGTGAAGGTATCCAAAGGAAAGAGTAAGTAAAATGACACCGATATTGAAAACGCTCATTGATTCAAATGTTATTCTCAGTGGTCGTTGTGCCTTGACCATGAAGTACAAGCGTGTCACTGTGGACATTGACTTGAACGCCGATGGGACATTAACCTGGAATGACCAATCATTTCCTAACCCTTCAAACTTCTCATTAAGCTTTAAAAAACGCATTAATCCTCAAGTTCAGTCAGATAATGGCTTTCATTCAATTTTGTACCAGGGGAAACCACTGACGATGTATGTCGAACTTTATAATGCTGAATTGGAATTAAAAGCAATGCAATCACAATATGAGATATTTCGTGATAAATGTAAGCAGATAATAGACAACCTAAGTTAGAGATTTGAATTGTAATAAAACTAAGAAAGTATGGAAAGTGTTCAAAAACTCACCCACATCGAACACGTTCTCAAGAGACCTGACTCCTATGTCGGTCCAGTTGAATTGGGTACAGAACCCTACTGGATTCTCAATGGTGAAAAGTTCTCCAAGAAGAACCTCACGTACTCCCCCGCCCTCTTGAAAATCTTTGATGAAATCCTGGTCAATGCTATTGACCGCAACTCACTCCACCCCAAGCATGTCAGTTCCATCTCTGTCACAATCGATAAGGAATCAGGGTCTGTGACCATCGAGAATAACGGTCCTCTCGGTGGGATCTCCGTAAAAATGCACGAGAAGGAGGGTCTCTGGAACCCCGAACTCGTCTTTGGACATCTCCTCACGAGTACCAATTATGATGATACCCAGAAGCGTATCGTCGGTGGTCGTAACGGGTACGGTGCCAAATTGGCGAACATCTACTCGAGCGATTTTTCAATCGCGATCAAAGACCACGAGACGAAACAAACCTATACCCAATCGTGGTCGAAGAACATGACTATATGTGACCCCCCAAAAATCAAAAAACATTCAGGTGCTACGTCATCTGTCGCCATCACTTTTACCCCCGAGTGGAAACGATTCGGGATGTCAAAGATGGACGATACCATCTACAGTATCTTCCAAAAGCGGGTATGGGATGCGAATATCTGTACCACTCAAAACTGTAAAGTGAAGTTCAATGATGAAATTCTCATTAAACATAACTTTGAAGCGTATGCGAAGATGCACGAGGGCGTTGAAGATGTGTTCTCGGTGAATACCGATCGATGGTCGGTGTGTATCGGACCCGCTGAGAATGGTATGGAACAGGTTTCCTTCGTGAATGGACTCTGTACCAATAAGGGTGGCACGCACGTGGATCACGCCGCGAACCTCATCGCGAACGGTATCATCGATGAAATGGCGAAGAAGATTAAGTTGAAACCTCAACAGGTCAAGAACACTTTTACTATCTTTGTCAAGGCAACCCTCGAGAACCCAACATTCTCCAGTCAGGTGAAGTCTGAATGCACCTCCAAGTCTCAAAGTTTTGGGAGTAAGTTTGAAGCACCCAAAAGTTTTATCAAGAACGCACTCAAAACTGGAATTGCAGAGGAACTCTTGGCACTCTCCAGGTTTAAGGAGATGAAGGAACTCCAAAAGTCGGATGGGGCCCGCAAGTCTAAGATTACCGGTATCCCCAAATTGGATGACGCGAACAAGGCTGGTACAGCACACTCGAAGGATTGTACCCTCATCGTCACAGAGGGTGACTCAGCAAAGACTCTCGCGGTCGCGGGTCTCTCAGTTGTGGGTCGTGACCACTATGGTGTCTTCCCTCTCCGCGGCAAATGTAAGAATGTCCGAGATGTCTCTGTGGCCCAACTCACAACGAACCAGGAGTTCAATGATCTCAAGAAGATTTTGGGACTCCAACAGGGTAAGGAATATAAGAGTGTCGCCGATCTTCGCTACGGACGCTTAATGATCATGACAGATGCTGATAATGATGGATCCCATATCAAGGGTCTCATCCTCAACATGATTCATTATTTCTGGCCCAGTCTTTTGAAACTTGGATTTGTTGTGAGCATGGTGACCCCGATCATCAAAGCTACGAAGGCTTCACAAACCAAGTCATTCTACACTGACTCTGCGTTCAGGACCTGGTATGGTGATGGAAAACAAGGGTGGAAGATTAAGTACTATAAGGGTCTCGGTACTTCTACATCAGCTGAAGCTCGGGAGTATTTCAAGAAGATTCAAGACTTGACGGTGAGGTTTGATATGGATAAGATGACGGATGCCTCGATCATTCTCGCATTCGATAAGAAGAAGGCGGATGCTCGAAAAGTATGGCTTCTCGAGAATACAGCCAAAGATGCCGACCAACTTGAGGTACCCTACGGGAATGTGAAGCAGTTGGACATCACAGACTTTGTGCATAAGGACTTGGTCAATTTCAGTCTCGCCGATCTCAAGCGTTCCATCGCACATATGGCAGATGGTCTCAAACCCTCACAAAGGAAGGTTATGTTTGCTTGCTTCAAGAAGAATCTCAAGGATGAGATGAAGGTTGCACAATTGGCGGCATTTGTGGCTGAGAAAAGTGCGTACCACCACGGTGAAGTTTCCCTAGCGGATACGATCGTAAAGTTGGCGAATGACTATACGGGATCGAACAACATCAATCTGTTGGAGCCATGTGGTCAATTTGGTACGAGGCTTATGGGTGGTAAGGATGCGTCACAAACGAGATACATCTTCACGAAGCTTACCAAGGATGCAAGGAAACTCTTCGATCCCAAGGATGATGCGATCCTCAATTATTTGGACGATGATGGCCGCTCAATCGAACCTGACTTTTACATGCCCACCTTACCAATGGTTTTGGTTAATGGGACTGAAGGTATCGGTACAGGGTTCAGTTGCTACGTACCTCCTTTCAACCCCGAAGATATCAAGGCAAATATCAAACGGATTTTGGGTGGTGATGAAATCGTCGCTATGCGACCTTGGTTCAGGGGTTTCAAGGGGGTTGTACACAAGGAGGAAGACACCTGGATGATGGAAGGTGTGTGGAACTGGTCTGGAAATAACATCGTGGTAACTGAACTCCCCCCAGGTCGATGGACCCAAGACTATAAGGAGTACCTTGACGGTCTCGTGGAGAAGAAACTGATTGGAGGATTTATCAATAACTCCACCACAGATGATGTTCATTTTGAAATCATGGAGTATGCTGGGAAAGATTTACTCAAAGATCTAAAGTTAAGAAAGACCTTCCGTGTATCAAATATGCATCTCTTTCACCCAACGAAGGGTATTCACAAATATACGACTCCTGAAGAGATTCTTAAGGACTTTGTGGAACTCCGTTTAGAACACTACAAGATGAGGAAGGCGTACCTCATCGATATGCTTCAGAAGAGGACTGAGATGTGTAGTCACAAGTCGAAGTTTGTTTCTATGGTCATTGAGGGAAAACTTGTGGTGTTCAAGAGGAAGAAGCAGGACCTCGAAGAGGAAATGTCCTCAACATTTCCATTGATTGATGGGTCATTGGATTACCTTCTCAACATCAGGACTGTTGAGTATACGGAAGAGCGTGTCAAGGCACTTATGGAGGAGGCAAAGCAGGCGAATGAAGACCTCGAGAAGATGTTGAAGACCAGTCATATTACAATGTGGAAGAATGATATTAAAAATATGTGAGTAGTAAGTAGATATGGGTGAGGCTTCTAAGATTTCCCTCAAAGCTATTGGAAAGCAGGATACATACCTGCTTTCCAAAGACCCAGACGAATCATTCTTTAATTATAAAACAGAGAGGCATTCCGAATTTAGGAAGTATCATAGAGTTCACAATGTTGTTAATAATGGAAACGTTTCTGGGTGGCCATTTGCCCAAACTGTAAAGGTTCAATTCAATCCTCAAAATATGGGCGATCTCTTGAGTAACATGTATCTGAGTATCACGATGCCGGGTATAGCCAATGGTAACTACGCGGATCAATTGGGACGTCACATTCTTAAGAGTATCACGATGTTTGTCGATGATATCGAAGTTGAAAAGATTCATGATGATTGGGGAATTATTTATGATGAATTGTACCTCGAAATTTCTGAAAAGGTAGCGAATAGATTTCTTGTCAATCGAAATTTAGGATATGATGAATCAAGTAAAAATGAACAATATGCACGCTTGAGTTCGGATCTAGTCATTCCCCTCCATTTTTTCTTTTCGAGGAAGTATGCAAGTGATGAATATTCCTCGAACAAACCAAATCGTCCATATTTTCCCGTGTGTGCAATTCATCGTCAAAATATTGAATTTGAATTGGAATTTCATGAACAAACATTTTTCACAAACTTTAATGGAATATTATCTCTCCAATCTTTCAATCTCGTTACTGAAGAGATCAGTGTCAGCCCCGAAGAAAGGAATTACCTGGCAACCGATAAACAAACTCTTGTGACAGACCTTGTGCGAAGACATCCATCTAGTGTCAGTGATCTTGGTGTTTCTACAATCGTGAATAATCTTGTACCAAACATTCCAGTGAAGTGTTTTCATTGGTTTTTGAGAAACACAGACTTTGAAGTTGAGGGTGATGCAATTGGTGCATCTGGTGTAAATGAACAGATGTTATTTCAAAATCGTTTTAATTTTTCTTCAAATGTAAGCTTTGATGATCAAACGACATTTTTCGATCCTATAATGGAGTCCGCGAGTTTCTATATCAATGGTAACCGTCTTCCAAATGTGACAAAGACAACTCACAATTATTACAAGTATCTCATTCCATTTAGAAATCGTCTTGCGAGGCCAATCCGAAATGTATACACGTATAGTTTCTCGATGAATCCGATCAATGTGGAACCATCGGGGAACTTGGATTTTAGTCAGATACAGTCAGATAAAACAAATATAGAAGTGAAACTAGATACGACGGAAGTGGATGTGTCTTTAAAAACGTACTCTCTAAATATGTATTACACTGGATATCAAACCTTCGTATTTGAACGTGGATTTATGTCGGTTGCCTATTAAATAATGAAGATTTATTGGTACTAATATACTCGATGATGTTATTTTTGATACACCATTTGATGAAATTCAACTGTGCGAGCGTTGTATGAATTTCATGAGATGTTCCCGGGACCGTATACGCAAACTTCTGTGCCCGACAAAATGGATCAAATAGCTTTTTACTATACCCATCGAGACTTGATTTATAGGCACAATGGACGGTGAATAGTTTTCCATCATGGGTCTTAAAAGATGTGTGATTCTTCTTAGCATAGTTAGTGATGAACCATTCTAGATTTCGTAATGAGATACCACTCGACTTATCTAAAATATTTACCAATTTAGTTCTGTTTCCTTCTTCGTTGTAAAAATTGTTTATGGATGTTAGTAGGATGTCAGTTTTACTCATTACCAATGATGGTACCCAAATCTATAAGCTCGTTAGACATTTCACAACCCGGACAACCTTTAACATACATTTGATCGGGTCCATGTATATGACTATTTGTCCTGGGAATTGACCTATATTTCAAACGATTTCCCTGTGCCGAGTGGTGTCTACAATACCCACTATGAATACCCCTAAACGTACACCGCCGTCCATCGTTTTTCGTCCCTTTACATATCGTTCCAGAGAATGTTTCCGGGATATCCTTCAAAAGAAGATCCATCGAGATACCGTGTTTTTTAGAAATTATCTCAATATATTCATTCATCATCGAAACGAGTCGTTCATTCAATTCCTCGTCTACAATGTCAGCGATCTTCTCGTGGAGATTCATACCTTATTAGTATTTTGCTCGTATTTTTTAAATAGGTCTTCAATTGATTCAGATCGAGCACCTTTAATCCTCTCTCGTAAATCTGCAACCTTTCCAGAATCGTCAAGTCCTAATTTTTTACATTCTTCAATAAGTTGCTCCTTTTTCATGGTGCCGAGGGCGGGACCGGATTTTATCTTCTTTGGCTTGTGTTGCTCCAAGATTTCACCGAAAATGTCCTGTTTGACATTTTCAAATAACGGCTCGAGTAGGTCACATACGGGATTAAGGAACTTATTTTCAAAATAGTAGAGATAATCCACTGGAACGTCGTGCTCTTCCACATATTTGGGATCTTCAGACTTTTCGAATCCCTTTGCCTTTGGGTCTTCTGTTTTTGTCAGTAGAAATGGAACGCGATCTCCAGATTGTGGTTCCGAACCGGGTTTTCGTTCTCGCATTTTATGAACAACTTGTACATGAGCCTGGTTAATCTCACCAATTCGAGAACCTGATACTGAAACTGGTTCCCCATTGACCTTATAACTATCTGAGAGTGACTTACTGAGTATCAACTTTTCGTTGGGTATGTCACCCGAAAGAAGTTCTATCGCTCGTTCTTTGGCCAACTCTTTGGGTGGTCCTGGATCACTCGAGGTCAGGATAACATCCAGGAGCTCTTTACACACTTCTCTCACGTGAGGTGTATTGTCTCGACGAACAACCTGAAGTCCCTTGATATCTATGTAATCCATGTGCATGTTCCCATCCTTTCCCTTTGTCCAGAGTTTGGCGGCGTACCTCTTCTTCGAGTACAAGAAATAGGGCCAATACACTTTCTCGAGTTCCAGGTTATTCGGTTTCTTGAAGAGTGCGCTACATTCTTCAGCTGCTCTCTCACCAATCTCCCAGCTGTACTTGACGGCTTCTTCACCCGTTCGGTCACCCACGTCGAACTCAATCATCACTGAATCGGTGTCACCGTATCTCACTTTCGCACCTGGGAAGTTTTCCTCCACATAGTTTTTCGTCTCCTCGATCATACCGCGACCTCTACATGTTGTCGTGGATGCGATTGGAACACATGGAAGAATACCCTTGCCAGCACCAGTAAAACCATACACTGAGTTCATCGATATTTTGTACGCCAATTGCTTACCGTTATAGACTTCTTTCATCGAACCCGTCGCGGCCGCCATATCCCTCTTCGCCTTCTTACGAAACTGTTTAAGCTCCATTAAGATAGCCGGTAGAAGACTCGGGACACCTTGTGCGAATTTATACACTTTCTCACCGATCTTGAATGTTTCATACACGATACCAGGTATATTCCCGTAGCGTCGTTCATCCATCACGAGCGTCGAATAGCATAAATTGTGCGCCATCATGATCGATGGATACAGGGCTTCAAAATCCAGGGCCGTGATTGGTGTGTAATAAGCTCCTTTCTGTGCTTCTAGGACCGTGGCACCCTCATAGGGTTCTTCGGGGAGAGATCCGTATTTGATCGTCGGTACCATGTATCCCAACTCTCGAGCCTTCTTTGTCAGCTGACTGAACACCTTGATCTGCTGACCACGCTCAACCAAGAAGCAAAGGGGAACCCATGTTGCTTTCGCCATCTCCAATAGGTTTAGAAGTGTACATAACTTTTTCAAAAGTTTGTGGGGGAGGAGGGTATCCTTGATACAATACTCAGCAACTTCAGCCAATTTTTTAGGATCACCTTCCTTGTAACGGGCGAACATCTCCTTTGGGGACATGTCAATCTTTTGGTCACCCAGGTACAACTTTGAAACTTCGTTTAGTTTATACGAGTCAAGTTTATAACCCTTCTTCACTTCATGAAACATATCGAAGATGAATCGCCCAGTCATAGGAAGAAGTTTAAGGAAATTGTCACCCAACGCACTCGAACTCAACTTTTTTAGTAAGAGCTGACTAGGTGGATCATGGAGTTTTCCCAAATTGAAAAATTCTTCATTACAATCTGTCAGAAGAGCTCGTTTATAGATATACTCAAGATCGAACCCAAATATATTCCAACCTGTGATGATATCAACATCTTTTTCCTGAATATATTTTTGAAACGCTTCCAACATTTCACGTTCGGTATCGAAACTCATGACATAAGGACCATCTGTTTTCTTGTAGCATAGACATGTCTTCTCATAGGGTTCATCGTTTCCAAATTTGCATAGTGAGATTGCAATCTGAAAACAGGCATCACCGGGAACATCTGCATTTGGAAACTTCCCAGTTGAACTATTACATTCGATATCTACCGAGGCAACTACAAATGGTGCAATATCATCACGTTCTACAGGTTTCAGTGATTGCCAGTTGTTACACCAGAGATCGATATCAACCTTTGCAAGATGTGACCGAACACAGTCACCCCCAGTGTCAAGCCAACCCGTAGATTGAATACCTGTACGATGCATCAACCTCAGGACAGGATCCAGATTTGACTCATACACATGATACTTCATATATTCCCTATTGTAACCGAAAACGGAATTGACCTTTCTCCGGTCCGCGAGGGTCTTAAAATTTAAACGCATGTATGCAAACTTTTCATTGTTTTGAAAACCCCAAACATCCTTCTTCTCAGTGAGACTATAACTTGTGACGTGATCTGGACGAAGTTTATTCAGGTCATTATACAACACTCGGACATCTTGTTCAGTTGTCCCCCTAGGGAGCTTTACAAAGAAATACGGCTCAAAAGAAGTCGTCACACAGACAGATTTACCCGTTTCAGTCTTTCCCAATATACTGATCAAATGTTCCTCATCCACATCCCTCGCCTCCCAAGTCAAAGCTTGGAATACCACCATATGTTTATAATGATCCAAAATTTTAATATCATTTATTAATAAATGTCTGCTGCTTTAATTGAGCTCGTGTCGGTGGGTGCCCAGGATGTGTACATCACTGGTGACCCTCAGGTCAGCTTCTTCCGTCAGAACTACAAGCGTTACACTAACTTCGCCATGAAGCCCGAGCGCATGGATTATATCGGCACCTTCGGTGCGAACAATGAGGTTGCCATCCCCATTCGCTCCAAGGGGGATCTTATGAGCTACATCTGGATCGAGTCCAATGGTATTGCTGGGGTACAACAAAACGCCACAGGTCTATTCTCTAACAATGCCGCTAGTCCCACCGAGTTCTCTCTTTGGATTGGTGGCCAGAAGGTCTCACAATTGGATTCCCTTTATATCCAAGGCGTCCACAACCCCTTGATGCGTGACACGACCGCCAAGGCGTCTTTCGCTGTTACCACCAATTCCCGCAAGGAAAACCATAGTGGTAACCATTACATGATCCCCTTCTTCTTCGGGGAAGATTGGACCAAGGCACTCCCCCTAGTAGCCCTCCAGTACCATGATGTCGAGATTCGTGTCAAGTGTCGCGATGGTTACGTCCCCACCGATACACCCAAGGTGTATGGTAATTACATCTACTTAGACACTGAGGAACGCAAATACTTCACCGATACCGAGCATGAGCTTCTCATCACACAAACCCAAAATCAACTCACCTCGAATACAGATGTCGATATTGACCTCAGCTACTTCAACCACCCCGTGAAGTCTCTCCACCTCGTTTCAGGTCGAGCGACGGGTGAGGACTGGTCTAATGAATTCAACTTTGCCACTTCCTCACTCTATATTAATGGTTTGGCACTGTTCGAGAACACATCCAACGTGTACCACCACGATGTCGTTCCTGAGATGCACTGTACCGATCTCCCCGACAATGTTCTCGATAATCTTCCCACCTTCTCATGGCCCTTCTGTCTCACCATGAGCAAGATGCAACCCACAGGCTCTCTAAACTTTTCTCGTATCGATAACGCCAAGTTGGTCCTCAATCAACCCACTGGTGGTAACCAACTTCACCGTGTATATGCGGTCAATTATAACATTCTTCGTATCAAGAATGGTATGGCTGGTGTCGCTTTCGGTAATTAAATGTTACTCTATATAAACATACATGTCGGCTAAATCAGCGAGAAATGCATTCAATAAAATGTCAGCAGGACCTACATTATACCTCGATACCAAGGGTCGTCGTATCAAAATGACGGGTAGAGGTGCTCTTTTCACGGAGAATTCTAACGGTCTCAGAAATTATCACCCAGTTGCGGCTTTTGTAAAACCAGTTTCGGTTACTGGTACCAGAATGAACATCAACA